CCCGAACGATGCAAGCTGTTCGGGGGTGATGACCGGCTGTGTGCGCTCCGCTAGGATTTTCTGATACATCGTGGCTCCAGTTACTTCCGCTTGTTCAATTCGAGCTGGTGCGTGTAGATGCTAAGGTCGGGGGCCGCGTTGACTACCGGCTCTTCAACCACGGGCTTCACCACGACGGGTTCTACCACCGGCTCGGTCACAGCCTCGGCCTTCAATGCGCTCGGCACGTTGCTGAATACGTCAAGTTTGAATTCGTTCTTCACGGCAGACGTTTTGCTCACGGATGTGGCGAAACCCTTGGCAACTGCCTCGTCAGCGGCCATCCATGTCTCGACGTGCTGCATGGCAAGGATGTCGGCCTTGGGGAGGCCGGTCTTGGCAACGTAAATGTCCGCGATTCCGCTGGTGACTATGGTCAAGGTGTCGGCCATCTTGCGCATGCTGTCTGCGTTGCCGCAGGCAATAGCCATGCCCTCGTGGATCATCATCACGCTGCCCGTAGCCATGGTGATGGTGTCCCCGGCCATGGCGATGATCGATGCTGCGGAGGCGGCCATTCCGTCAACGATCACTGTCACCGACTTGTTGCTGGTCTTGAGCAGGTTGTAGATGGCGACGCCGTCGAACGCGGAGCCTCCCGGGCTATTGAGCCGGACGGTGATCGACTTACAGGGGTCCTTGAGCGCGTCGCTCACTGTCTGTGCGGTGATACCCTCCCCAAACATGTCCGCGCCGATGGCACCGTAGATGTTCAGTGTGAGCACGTCACCGGTCTTCGCGGCGTTAAAAAACTTGTTAGTCATCGCTGTCTCCTCTGCCCAATGCGACCAGCTCTGCACGGGCTTGTTCCTCTGTCATGTCCTTGCGCTTGGTGATGTACTCCTCAGCCTGTTCAGCCGAGATGTTGAGCACCTCGGCGACAAACTTTGCATCAATTTTGCCTTTGGCCTCTTTGCGCAGCACACGATCGGCCATGCTGCCAGCCAGCGCGTTCAAGCGTGCATTGGTCTTTTTCGCCGGTACGGGTATAACGACCTGCTTTACCGGCTGCTTCTTCGGCTTCGGCGGAACCGGGTGCTTGAAGGGGGGCTCGGTATTGCCATCGCTGTCACCGGCCTCATCGGGTTCATCCTCACTCGGGTCGGGAACGTCGGCCTCTTCATTGGCGTCATCGGGGTCGTCAGGATCTGGTGGCTTCTGGCCCGGAATGAAAAATTCACCAGTGACCGGGTTGTAGATGGCTCCGTTCGCCGGGCCGCTGATGAAGTCTCCACCTTCAATTGAGTCGCGGTCCTCAAGGAACCGAGCCTCGTTGGGTGTCATTTGCCAGCTATTAATGAGCACCTGATTAGTGAGCGCCCGTTCCTTCGGAGAGCCTCGCAGGATAATGTCAGCGGCGTGCTTGGCATAGAGTTTGCCCCACTTTTTCTTGGGGATCAGGTCGCGCGTGATGCTCTGCTCGATCGCCGTGGTGAAGGGCAGCAGTGAGGTGTTGAAGTATTCGTCGAGAAAAGCTGAGCTTGATGCATAGGTGCTGTTCTGCTCACCAAGTCCCATCTTCACCATCAGCGGCGCACCACCGAGAAGCCGGACCACCTCTTGCTCTGACCATTTCCGCGACTCTAAAAGCTGCGACTCCTGGGCGTTGAATGTCATCTTCACCCAGGTAGCGCCGCCGGGGAGTGCGCTGAACTTACCCGCATTCTGAGAGCCGCTGAAATCCTTCTTCAGGCGATCGACGATGTTCTGTGCTTCCTTCTCATCGGGTGCGTTGTCCGCATCGGGAAAGGAGATGAAGCCGCCCATGCCAAGGCCATTGGCAAAGTTGCGTCCGGCCACTTCCTCAGCCGCCATCAGCAGCGACAGGGCCTCTTTGGCTAGGAGAATAAGCGGGCTGCCTTCGAGGCCGAAGCCTTCGAAGTTGAGTGCCGACACGTGCCAGATTTGATCCTGGGTAAACTCCATCGTGCCGCCCTGACCACAGTTTGTGTAGCGGTACTTCAGGGTAGGTGGCGTGGTGGTTCGGTCCCAGTGTGGTGTCATGTGCCAGGCATTGAGCGGGATGAGACCGATGGGATCACCTGCCTGGTCTGTCAGAATCTGGCAGTAGCAGTTGCTGTTCATAATGAGCTGGGACGCGAGGAACCAACGCATTTGATACGAGGTCTGGTAGCTGTTCGGGCAGTCCTTGAGTAGTGTGTAGAGTGGATTGTCGATCGCCGGTTGCGTGCGAACGCGGCCATCGACTCTCTTGGTCTCGCGCAGAATAAGCGGCATCTTGGCGAGGTCGTTGGAGAGCATCTTAACGCCGCCCAAAAATGCAGACACGCGAAGCGCGGTCTCGCGCGTGACTACCTTACCGGCGGCGGCGGGTAGCCCAACGAGGGCGTGTACCAACTCGGAGCTGGGAGACGCAAAGGTGCTCTCCCCACTGTTTCGAAAGGCGTTCAACCAGCCCGCTCTGAAGTTATTAATGAAGCCCATGCGTGATCTCTCTTAAGGGTTAGTTAGTCGGTTGCAGGGTGGCGGAGTCGTCGTTATGACTCTGCTTGAGCGGGTCGTAGCCGTAGAGGATGCGCTGGTTATGCAGGCGTAGCCCGCGCTCCATGCCCAGCCCGGCGTTGTGCAGGATGACCTCCCACTGGGCTTGCTCGCTGGTCTGGCCCGGCTTTGCTTTCAGTGGCCTGCCCCTGCGGATTCCCTGGACGCCACACGCGGCGAGGATGTGACTCACCCGGCACTGCGAGATGTGAAAGTGCGTGGCCACCTCTGATTGGTGCATGATGGGGTTTGCGGCCACATAGGCCACCACCTCGTCATAGTCGGCTTTACGCTTACGTCCCTTGGGCATCTTGCTCATGCGCTCACCATCCAAACGGTTTTCTTTTTAATTTGGTTTTCTGGATCTGTTGCTCGCGCGAGAGCCATGATTAGGGAGGCGCAGCCATCGATCTTTTCGCGCTTGCGGTCGCGGGCTGGCTTAATAAATCCGGTGCCGCGCTGTGTGTTCCAGCGCAGGTTCGACATTTGCCAACGCATCACGGGGTTGTGTGCGTGGGTGAACTCGGAGCGGAGTACCTTCCGCATGAGCTCCTGGCAGGGGGCGTTCATTTTTAAGTGGGACTGGGGGTAGTCCACGAGCTTGCGCATCGGGAACCCACCCTCGTCGAGCATGCGAACAAGTTCCGATGACCAGGCTTGGTCGTATGCGATTTCTTTTAATTCGAAAAGTTTGCTGATCTCTGTGATCTGGTCCGCGATGTATCGGACGTCGGTGAGGTTGCCGGGGGTCGGAACAATGAACCCATCCTTGGCCCAGGTGCTATAGGGCACTTTGTCGCGCTTCACGCGCTCGGCGATGTTGTCTGCTGGGCACCAGAAATATTCGAGAATTGACCACTTTTCGTCGGTTTTAAGGGGTGGAAAGAGTAAAACGAGGGCAGAAGTGTCAATTTTTGGCGCTAAATCGATGCCACCAAAACAGGGACGGCCCTTGAGCAATTCAATGAGCTGCAGGCGCAGGCGCTTGGGATCTGGGTGAGTGGCGATGTCCTCGGAGCAGCAGGCGTCCCAGGTGGCAATGTCGATCGCGGGGTCACTGACCTCGTCGCTCCACAAGTTCATGCGGAACCGTTTGAACTCGCCGAGTGCGGTGGGTTTACCCTGGCTCTCTGCAAATTGGTTCTCTAATGCGGTGAGCGGAAGAATGTACTCCAGTGATGGGTTGGGCTTCGCCCAGTTCTTCTTGTCTCGGTAGTCGTCCTTGAGGTCGAGTGAGAAGATGAAGGCTGCAACCTCATCGTCGTCAACCATTCCGTCGAGGATTCGCTCGCAATATTCGTGCTCGCCCCAGCAAAGTGTGGATTTGTTGGCCGAGGCACCGGCGGTCGTGATGCACCACATCATGGGCTGGCGGCGGGTGTCTCCGCCGTAGCGCAGGATTGACCAGAGATTGTTTGTCAGCGACCAACGATGGAGCTCGTCAAGGATGGCCGCCGATACAATTGCACCATCTGAGCTGTCGGCACCACGGGCCAGTGGTGAGAGCCGGGAATTCGTCTCGGGGTCGTACAGCGACAACACGGGGGAGTTGCCATACTTGTGGATGCGTTCAGTCAGCTCAGGGTGCTTGTCGCGCATCGCGCAGGCTTCGTTAAACACCTCCCGGGCTTGCTTCATTGCCGTGGCGGCACAGTACACGCGGGCGGCGAGTTCACCATCGGCGATCAGGTGAAGGAGTGCCAGGCCCGCGCAGAGGCCCGTCTTCCCATTTTTTTTCGCCACCTCTAAAAAAACCCTGCGGTAGCGGCGGGAACCATCGAGCCGCTTCCAGCCATAGACGATGAATAGGATCGCCCGCTGCCACGGCATTAGCTGGATCGGCTCGGTCTGAGCGGAGGGAATGCAGTAGGTGCTGAGGAACTCGATGGCATATTGACCGGCGACTGGGTCGAAGCGGATGTCGGTGCGCTTCAGATCAGCTACGTGACGCCGGATCGCTTTCTTGATCCAGGGACCTACAATCACAGAGCCGTCGAGGACGCCATCGATGTACTCTTGCGCCGTGGCAGTTATTGGGAGCATGGTGTGCACCCCACTTGCCTCAGCCCGACACCCCCTGCAAAAGTTCCCATACCTATAAGGGCGGAAGTCGGTTCATGTAATTAGTTGTTAAGCGGTGGTCTACACGCACAAAGGACCCCACCTTGTTCGGGTGGGGTCCTTTGGGGTTTGGCGCGGATTAGGCGGTGGTGTTGAGCTGGACGACGGCCTCGCCGAGCAGGATGCGCTGGTCGGTGCGGCGGTAGCCGAGGATGACGGTCTGGCCGTTGAGGGCTGCGACCTGGTCCAGGACCTTGATGCGGATGTTGCTGTCGTCACGGTCACCGATGGTTGCGAACGCCTTGAAGTCCCCAAACATCCACGAGCCGGAGACGGCGGGAGACGCAACGTACACCGGCATCTCGGCGGAGAAGGCGACCGGGTACCCGAATAGGCGGGCGTCACCGGCAGTGCCGAACGTGATGAACGTCTGGAACTGCGACGCGGCGATCTGGGCCTTGAGCAAGCGATTGAATTCCTGGCGGTTCACCAGGAAGGATGCACCGACATAGTACGCGCGGTTCAGGCTGCCCATGACGTCGATGATCGGGTTAATTCCCAGGGTGGCCGCACCCGCCGTGATGGATGCGCCGGTTGCCGTTGTGCCGTTGCCCAGGTAGCCTTGCGGCTGGCCGGAGCCGTTGCCGTTCACGAAGTAGTTCTCTTCCTTCACGCGGATGCTGCGCTGGAGGTCCATCGTGATGAAGTCTGAGGCAGCCTTCGAGTCGGCCAACAGTTCCCAGGAAGCATATACCGAGTCGCCGACCACATAGCTGGCGAGGGTTGTGGTGTTGAAGGTGGGGGCGTTGGTGGCGAAGGCGTTGGTGCCGGTGGAGTTGCTCTCGGCCTTGAGGGCCGCAACCGTCTTGGCTGCCTGGAACGGCAGATTTAGGTTCATCTGGGTCGTGATTACACGCGAGAGGCTGCGTGCGATCGTTTCCTCGATGGCCATCGCGGGAATGCTGGGATCCGTCTCGATCGGGACCAGTGCTCCACCGGCGGCGGTTGAACCGGACTCGCCGAGCGATGCGTTCTGGATGAGGAAGCGCTCGTGGTCGGCCTTGCTGCGTAGCGAAGCCCAGAATCCCTTGACGTACTCGGGAGTGGCGGATGCCATCGGTGTAACCGAGCGGTAGCCGCCCATGGCGAAGAACTTGGTGGCGGAGGCATCGGCGATAACTACCTTCTCGCGGGGTGCGCCGACTTCACGCCGACCATTCTCGATCGCGGTCATGCGTGTGATGCTGGTGTTGATGCCATCCAGCTCGGTGGTCATCGCGGTGAAGGCGGTCTCGTCGGCGGCGGACAGAGCGGTCTTGGTGTCCACAGCGTTGCGCAGCATCTTGTCCTGCGCGTCGAGGATCTCTTTCTTGCGGGTGTTCAAAACTTTGAGTGCCATGTGGTTGTTTCCTGGGAGTGCGATGTTACCCTCACCGCTCATCGGAGTGGATAGGTACGCGGCTCGCTGAAGTGGACTCGTAGGAGCCTGTTCGACAGAGCATCTACACAGGGGTTATTTATGCGAATTAGGGTCTGCCGTGACGCGGGTGCTTGGCATAGATTGCGTCTTTCCACGTGTCCCAGGTTCCGTTGGAGTGCCATCGGGCGTGGGTAGCCACCTGTTCCGGGTGCTGGTTGTACACAAATAGGTGCTCGCGGATGGGCAATGCTATGGCCCCTGACTCCAGACACGACCAGTTGAAGTCCCAATCAAAAAAACCGATGTCACAATATCCGCCGACCTTCTTCCAGATGGCCTTACGGATGAGTGCTGTGACGGGTATCATGCCTGATTCGGTGTAGACAACATCTGCACCTGTAGACTCCATCAACGCAGCCGTCTTCTCGACATATGTGGGTAATAACAGGTCATCGTCGGAGAGCATGATGTAGGCATCGCAGTCACTATCGTCGATGACTGAGTTCAGGCGAGTAGCCAGACTGGCATCTGACGGTAGGAAGGTGACGCCGGGATGCGGCGACGACATGACGTTACCCGTTACCACGATCTGGTCGGCCTTGCGAGTCTGCACATCCAGAGAGTCCAGGGCGTCGGCAAGGAACTCTAGCCGGTCGTGCGTCGGGATTACGATGAGGACCTTCATTAGTGGTGTGGGGGACGGGGCGATGCCTCATCTGGATCTGGCGGCGGATCGTACCAGTGCCTCACGCCGCCTTCTTGGCTAGGAACGCGGCTAAACCTGTCTTCTTCGGTTTCTCCACAATTACCTTCGAGCGGTCGGCGGGGTTCAGGGCGAACTTACTTGACAGCGTAATCATCTGTGCCGTCTCGCTGGCTGTCATCGCGGGTTCGCGGGCGTAGAACTTAGCGGCAAGGCGAACCAGGACACCAAACATCAAGCGGTCGGACTCCTTGAGAACGCCTGGGCAACACTGCTTCGCAAGTTCCTTCCATGCTAGCTTCTCGGCCTTGGTCAGGGACTTCGGCGGACTGCCAATCGAGCGGGCGTTGGTGGGCTCGTTCGGGCGCTGACGATCCTTGTGTGTCAGGAAGCCGCCACGCGCGTCGAGTATGTCGGTGGGTGTCCGATTGCGTCCCATACTCAGAGGTTAGAAAGTCCGAACGCCTTGACTTTAATAGCGGTTATGTGTAGAAAAACCTGCGGCACCGGGCACGCGTCGATGAGGGCGTAGAGAATGAAGGCCCCACGGGGTAGGCATCAACGACGTGGTGTGACCACCGCCCCCGGCGGGGTTATAAATGATTGATTTTATTGGAGTGATTGCATTGTCTCTTCGACGCGGCGATGCTGTAGACGACGTGCACACTCATCACCGGGTGTATCCATGACGATCACGGTCGCGCCTGCATCACGCATCATGCTCACAACGGCAGCTTCCGGGCTGCGAACGATGAGCCAGCAGTGGTTGGTGCTGTATTTGGTGGCCTCGATCCAAGCATCACGATGAGCAAGCACGGAACCTATGGCACCTGGAAGGAACTGGTGCAGTGGCAAGCCGGTGATGTCTGCCATAACAACGTCGTAATCCCACGTTAAATCGTTCGGCGCTTTAAAACGTTCAACGTAAGTCGTCTTTCCGCTACCCGGCTGCCCACACACGACGGTGGTGTTGCGGCGATCACCTACATCAACCAACTTCGTTCCGCGCTTGCCTGACCAACCAACTTCAACTGCAGTCTTCTTTGAGTGACACGTATGGCACAGACCTTGCAAGCGATCTGGATCATAGAAGGCATTGACACCGAACTCGTCCAATACAAGGCGTGCTGACAGGATGTGGTCAGCTTCTGTTGCTGCCTCGTGTCCGCATGACTGGCACAGGATGTCACGTCGCAGCACGACTAGACGGACCGTTCGCCATCGCTTGCATCGATACAACGCACGCACGGGATCATCCGCACGATAACGGTCAAACAGGCGGTTCTGCACTTTCTTGGTGTCCTGGTGACGCTCACAGTAGCCGTTACCAATTGCCCGCGAATTGCAGGACCTGCAAATTGTGGTCGGTGAGCTAGGCAACATAAGGCCTTAACTGCACTCGCACGAGTGCGAACGCGACATGATCGCGGCGAACCAGTGACAGCAACGCATATATCTCGCGTGGCTGCCAGCCAAGGGTGATAAGTCTGTGGATGAGTCGGAACATCAGATCACGCCACCTTTCGTGGGGTTGTCGGCAATAGTTTCAACGAGTGTGACCGGAGCGTGAAACTGCCAGGCATCGATGACTTCGACGGCGAGAGCATGTTCTGAATTACTTGCATCCACGTAGGCATCGCGGATATGCTCAGCGTCGGGAAAAAGACTCGGGCACAATGCAAGCTGCGCAGCACGCTGGTTGGGAGTCAGGCGCTTGACGTAGCCCATCTTGTTGTCCTGGTCCTTGCGGGCGTACTGCAGGCTCATGCTGACAAACCTCCGACTGCGCCACCGTCGTCGTACCGCGCGATCTGCTGGTTCAGTACATCAGCCATTGTGGGCTGACCTTCAACGCGGTCCTGCATGTTCGCGACGGCGGCAAGGATCATGTCCGTGCCACAATCCAACTTGTCGAAGCGGGCGCGAATCTCGGCAAGGATGCTGGAAGTCTCTATCTCGGACCGGAGACTGGCTACGCGGGCGGATACAGCTTCCAGTGTTGCGATCGCGTCGGTGGCATCAACGTTGACGGCCAAGGTGTAGGTCTCGGAAGCTTTTTGTGCAGTAGGGGACTTGCAAGCGGCGATCAGGCGGGATAGCAGTGACTGGGTGCGGGTGATGATGCTCATGGTTTTGTTCCTCTACCCTATGCGCGGAAGTCGGTTCCTTAATTTGCATCAATTCTGCGCAGGATGCCTCAGGACGCGCTGCTGGCTCGGCAGGTGACCCAGGAGCCGTCTCGGGGCTACACGGCGCGGTGCGCGGGCGGCGCGGCCACCTTAGAGGTGGGTTTAATGTCGCACAGGATATATGTTCCAGGATTGGTAGGAAGGTTGTGCAGCGGGTCTTTGCTTGTTCTTGTCTTGGTCCAGCGAAAGCTGGATGCCTTTCGCATTTAATCTCAATCTGAAGAGGGGGAAACCCCTTCTACTTTTTAAGCTTTAAGCTTTAATACTTTAAAGCTATAGTACGCGGACCATCTCAGGACCAGCTCAGGACCAAGTCAGGACCAGCTCAGGACCAAGTCAGGACCAGCTCAGGACCAAGTCAGGACCAAGTCAGTCTATTAGGGTCCTGAGATTTTTCTAACCCTATCTGCTGCAACACAGTTTCGGAAAACGAAAAACGGTCCGAATTGAGTCTCGGACCGTCTCTGCACACACCGCTGCACACACCTCCACGCTCACGGCACAGGTACAATGAAGCCACCATCTGCGCCTATTCTTCGCGTGATCGACTCTGCCATATCCCTGTCTTTGAGCATCTCGGCGAACTCCTGTGAGGTCTTATTCATCGTCGCGCAGACGATTCCGCTCGACCGGTATACGGCATTTACGATCTCATAGAGCCGACCCGATTTATAGCCTGAGATTGAGTATTTATCCAACTCATCTATGTACAGCCGGGGTTTCCAACCGTGCTTTGCCGCCCGCTGAATTTTTGCCTCAGTCACATAGCGCGGGTCGGTTTTATCCTCCTTATCCGAGGTGGTCTCCCAGGCCACATGCTGATTTAGCATCACTGACGCAGAGGTCCACCAGACGGTCTCGGCGAAGTCGTCCACAGCCTCCTGTTCTTCGATAGCCTCCTGTACCGCGTGCCGATACAGGCAGGCCATTAGGTGGGTTTTTCCGCCACCGCTCGGCCCGCAAAACAGCATGCTGGCATCCGGGTGTGCTCGCAGGTGTGCATGCAGCTCCCTCTGCCGGTTGATAGGTGTGTCAACCTTATCAGTCGGTTCCAGGGTCGCTAAGTCGGCGTCGAGGAAGCGGGAATCAATGGTCCCCCCGAACTCCCGCCAGAATCGGCTCTGCCTCCCGCAGACGCACTCGACGGAGCGCTCCATCTCGATGCCTGTTACTTCGCCGCGATGTCTCAACATGAGGCGTTGGTTACCCGGGCACAGTGGGCACGGCACAAGACCCATACCTACGGCCTGGCTCTGCTCACGGCTTAACGTCGGAAGTGGCTCAATCCGCTCCCAGTAGGTCTCCTTATCGAGCTCGGCACGGTACTCCCGACTATATGCCCGTATCCCAAATTGCTCGGACGGCTCTCCGCGATACATCGTCTCCGGCGTCCACCGTTGTGGCTCCGGTCTTGCGGCCATATCTTCCATGGTTCACTCCGTTTCAAACGTAGTTAAGAAGCTTATTGAATGAGGCAGCACGCTCTGCTGTCTGAGGACGCTGGGTCGGGGCTGGGGCCTTCTTCGAGGAGAAGGATCTCTCCGTTTTCTCAGCCGCCACCTCAAACTCCGGCACATTCTCACCTAGCCGGAATTCATTCGACCGGTTGGGCCGACCGCCAGAAAGTTTGATGATGAGCCCAGCCGCAACGAGTGCGCTTATGGCTCGTGTGCATGTACTGTGGGGTACGTGGGCTTCTTCGAGGAAGGTTGTATAGCTCGCGTAAGCAGTTCCTTTTTCGTTTATGTGGCGGGCGATGGTGAGTGCAATAGCCACCGCCCCGGAAGGAAGTAGTGGGATGCCGATCACCGCATCCTGCATGCGGTGAACGGCATTCCAATTAGAGTAAGTGCGAGGGATCGAGGTCATTTGGTCACCACGATCGGGTCACTGGTGGTTCCCGCATTTCGCGTGATCGGCAGTCTTCCCTGGTCGCGGAGCTGGCACCACAACTTGCGATCTTCTGCTGCCCGCACAGTATAAGGAGCTCGCAACCGGACCTTAACACCCGCGCGGCGGTCACTCTGCTCGATGATCCCCATCTCCGTGAGTTGCCTGACGGCGGCGTACAAAGTTGGCAGGCTGCCGTTGACGCGTTCGTGCAGCCACGCTACCTCGCGATAGGTGCCTTCGAGCATTGTGTCGCACCTCTCAAACAGTGTGCAGGGCTCATCATCGCGTAGGTTCCTGCCGCGCTCGCCGTGGTAAAGCAGCAGGTGTACGATACGAGATGTCGCGGTGCCGCTCAGTATTGGACCCGCATCGCCACCGAGTAGGTTGTTTCCTTGCCGGACGATTGGGCCGCCCTCGACGCTTGCGGCATCGATCATCTGCTGCACGACGACGTCGATTCCGTCTGAGTCGGCTGCCGGGCCGATCTTTGCCTCCATGGCCAGGACCTGCCGCCATGTCGTCATGTCCTTGCGCAGGGTCTCCAGCACGTAGGCACGCGAGTTATACGGAGACTGCCATGCCGGATTGAGGCTGTCTGTGTGGCGCTCCATCAGCCGCACCATCACGTCGCCGGTTTCCTTCTCCAGCAACTGCCGGAGAAGTAATTGGTAGTGAGCCACGCGGCGGAGTGCTGCATGCCAGCGCGGATCGGGGGATGCAACTTCGGAACCATCATCCTGCGGCAGTAAAGCCAGGAGGATTTTTGCGTCATTAATCTGCATGTGTTGCCTCGGTTTGAGAGCCGATTCTGTTTGCGCCCTCACCCCTACTTTGCGAAGTTACTTTGTTCAAAACACTTCAAAATCACTGCTCATCCAAATAACTGATTTATATTCAATAACTTGGGCAAGACTCATCGACGCTATGCAGCGCGAGTTGAGTTTCTGGAGTCTGGCCGACCCCCAACTATTTTTTCCGTGGTGCAAGTGCCACACCGCATATAGGGTGTTTGCACAAAAAACCACAAGATGTGGTGGTTTATGCTTGAAGGTTTATTTTTGCGGAGTGTGCTGTGCAAGGGCCGCGTAGGTCAAAGAGAGCGTCCAGGCCGAGGCAATAATCGCCGTCAAGGCCCGAGATGTGACTTCCACCCCTATCTAATATAGGAGGCTTTTATGCCAGATACAGCAACAGCACCCGGTCAGCTCGTCGAGCTTGCACCAAACCAGGAGGTTGTGGGGGGCCAGATCGTCGCCATCGTTCCTCCGCCCAGCCGCTGGCAGAACTGTGCTACCTTCATACGCGGCGTATTCTCATCCCAGGGAGAGCCAAGTTCGAGCCGTATACTCACGTTCATCCTCGCACTCGTTTCCGCCTGTATTTTAATTGGTGTCGTCCGGCACGTGTGCGCGTTAAAAGACCCGCAGACGCTATCGCTTTGGCTGGGGGCGCTACCTATTTTCATCACATCGATGACCGTATTTTTCCTGTCTCCGTACACGGTTAAGGTGGGTTCCGCCTCGCTAAGTGACGTCGTAGGCAGCTTTAGAAAGGACAAACCATGAGCACAGAGTTTAGCGAGGCACTCGACGGCTGGGAGATTGCTCTGGCCCTGCAGGTTGCTTGCCCCCGGTGCAACGTCGAGGCGGGTGCTCGCTGCGTGTCCCCATTCACGGGCGAGCCCTCTCACATCCACCCCATGCGGTTGAGCCACTACTACAAGGCCTCGAAAGGACAGTCGTGAATCACACCGTCAACACCATAACCCCAACACGAGCCGTCTACGGCGTGCACGAACAGATCCTGGATGATGCCCACGCCGGGCACGACGTCGTTGACGTCACTACGTTCGCGGATGCCGCCAACGTGGGGCATGCATACTGCGAGGACTGCCACGAGCTCTACGCCCGCGTGGTGCTGCGATCCCTGGAGCCACCCACCTCCTGATCTGTTTTCAATAAATAATCGGGGTCGAGTTCGGAGATCCGGTACTTAATATAGTGCAGGAAACTCAGTCCAACCCGCGAAGTGTTGCCGACGTCATCGAGTCGATCGGTCGGATGATGAAAGCGAAGGAGCTCGCTCCGCTGATCGCCCACGACGTGAAGACGCTCTATGCGAAGGCCGCCGCCGGGACGATCCCGTCGGTGAAGCTCGCCGGATCGCTGTGTTTTGACAGTTACGTGATCGCCGACTGGCTGCGCAAGAAAGCCGCCTGAGGCATAGGCGGTTAAGCAGGGAAGGGGTTCCTCGGTCGTGGCTACTGCACCTGGTTCAAATTTCTTTGCTGTACCCCCTGCTTCCCCGCATCGGTCTCCCGTTGCCACTGGTCGGCATTCGCCTTTGTCTCGGAGCCAATCACACCGTATAGCTGGTTGGGGATGTAAAGCAGGAATGCACTACTTATGTACATATCCTCTTTCGCGTCGTGAATCGTCTTCTTGACAAGATAGATCCGAGTGTTTGTGCCTCCTCTTTTGAACAGATGAGCTTCGAACTCCGCTCGATCATAAAGCAGCGGGGGAGGCAACGATCCGTGGAGGGTGTCTTCCAACGTGTCACTCGTATTCAACTTAGCCAGAACCGCGTCGTAGGCCATATCGTCCACGTCAGCGATCACCATTGCCAGCCTACCATTAAAGAAGAAGTAATCCGCTGCTCCACCGTCATTATCCCTTCCGGATTTCCGCCAGGCACTCTGAAGTGCTGCCGGTATGAACCCTTTACTGTCGTTGGGAATACCAAGGATTTCCGCAATCAGTTGGTCGTATTCGTCTGCATCGTGACCGGCATATGGAGAGAAGCGGTTCCGCACCTCGCGTTCCTCAGCATAGTTGGAATCTCGCTCAGCTTCGCAGTCTGCATTATCACAAGGCTGACTTGGCTTGGCTTTCTGAAAGTCGTCAAAGGAAATCCCCCAAGGAACACCACCATAACCCTCGGGGTCGTTCTGCTCATTGGCGAATGCCGGTGCAGGGGCGACATTAGGTGCAGTCTCTTGGGAACTGGACTGTGATTGGCGGATGATAAGGCACAGGACGAATGCGCCTATAAGGCCCAGTACCGAGAAGATGACCAGGCGTGATCGAGACAAGCCCCGGTGTGGACGCTCTGTGTCTTCGTTGTCACCGTTCATCGTCCTTTTTCACCTCTGCTTCTTCCCAGAGGAACTCCTGTCCAGGGTTCCTCCCTTTCGCTTGCGGAATCGCATTGCTGGCATCTTTTACGTTTGTCTCGATGGTGCGCAT